GGGGGATTTCCCTGATGGTTTTCCAGCTGCGGCCCGCAATTGTCGCTTGCGGGAGCGTTCTTCCTGCGTCGGGGGTTTAACTCTTTCGATTGTTGGGGCTCTGGCCTTCTCCGGCTCTGCCACTTCTTTATCACATGGTCGTGAAGGCACGACCGTCTCATCAACCACGACTGGAGACTTTCCTGGTGTAGCGGGCTTGGGCTCAGCGCATAATGGAGCTGAAAGCAACTCCTCTGCCGATCCGGCGCCATCCAACCATTGGTTGAACTGACGTCGGTCAAACTCAGGGAACTGATCAGCAAATTCCATGTCCATCCAGCCGCCAACATTTCTGTTGGGGAATTGAACGGAAGCGTCGAACTTAGACCACCAAGAACCGATTCCAGAAATAGACTTGGGGCGATGGGGTGACAACAATAACAGTTTCTTGCAAAGCTCTCCGATGACGGGTGTTTGTCCATCCGTCGCCACGTATGACGTGGCTTTCTCGACGAACTTTTGTTCAGGCGTGACGTTAGTAGGGAGGCGTACCGTAGTGTGGAACTTCGAGAGCTGCCTCTTGACATCACACATACTATCAGGAAGTCCTGTCCAGACTTCTGGTGAGTAGTAGCGTGCCAAGAAATTGACTCCTCGTTCCCCTCGGCGCACCACCTGTGCTTCGAGGATAAGGCCAGTTGTTCGGGAAGCCCACTGGTGAGACGCGACGGGCAAATCGCCGTCGATACCGTCGTCACCAAGGTGGATTCCCAAAGCATCGAAGGCTTCCTCGGGGCTGTAGGTCGTGCCCCCACGAAGGGGGGTATGTCTGAACGCAAGATAGGCGTTAAACGCTGCGCGCAGGGTTTGGAACAGGCTGGTAGCGGAACAGCCTGATCCATGCGATGGTCCTTGATCGAACGTGGTTCCATTTGGTAGATATCCTTTATTGTCAACGTTCGTCTTGAGTAATTCATTCAACTTAGCAGTGTGGCCTGTAAAGGCCTTCATACAGACCACACGATCAACCTGGCGCAACGTGTAGGAGATCGTTCCGTCCATGCGGTGGTAGTCGGAAATGTTGACAAAGCCTGATGCCATACATATTTCCGCCACACGGTCGGCGATTTCCACCGGCGTCTTGCCAGGGCCATACCACTTAAACTGCTTCATGTGTTGGGCTAGCGCTAAAGCGAACTGTCCCATATCAAGCTTGTCGGCGTCATTATATGTGGAAATGTTTCTGGGATCTTTGACGTCGCTATAGGCTTCAGCTTTCAAAAAGCATTTTAGCACAAGCTTGCGGAACTGTCCGGTTAGGACTGCTTTGGCAATTGACAGTTGTTGGGCACTGCTAGTCTGCTTTGCGTTTACTACTTCGAAGCAGACCGGTTCAAGGTGCACGTCTTGTACGATGAGTCTCGCAAACTCATCCATGCAGCGGTCACGGAAATTGCTTGGTTTCGGTTCGGGCTTTCTGAGGTTTTCAATGCGTCCCTTGACGCACTGTTCCTCCCCTGCTTTATTGGGAACCGGTGCAAACGCTCCGTGAACGAGCGGACTCATGAATGCCTGGAGCTTTGGGCGGGCCTCGCAGTCAAACAAAGCTGGTTTGTACTGGAAGGCTCTCACGCCCTGCTCGACAGGGTAAACCGTCAAGGTCGCCCTTTGACCACAGCTGCGGTGATAGTCGGTAAGAACAGCTGATGTGGCTCTGTCCTTGACCCAACTAGCTGTAGTCGGCAACATCAAGTTGGTTGTACCTAAGCGGGCAACGATCGCAATGGCATCATCCTCGGACTGGGGCACAGTGGCACACAGCGTGGTTCCAGGCCGCGCTGTGGTCACCAGCAATTGTCCATCCGGGGAGAGCACATTGAATCTCACAAACTTTTCTCCACTGGGGCCGGCTTTAACCGGGTTGAACCGGGCCAACTCCTTAGTGTCAAGAAGATAGCTTGCCATAATGGCAGCTAGTCCATTGAACACGCGTATGGGAGCAAGTAAGATCACCTGTCTATGCTTGCCCACCTGCTTGCGTTCGACAGCATACGCCACAGCGCTTATGGGAATGCCAAGAACCCGCTTCGTAACCAGAAACGAATCAGCAGCATAATCCCACAGCATGTGCGAGTAGGCCCCTCCTCCGGCAACCAACGTAGTCAATGACCCGTCAGCTTCAAACCAGAAGGTGGAGTCGTCCTCGCCGCTAGACGTAGCTTCTTCAGGAACTACAGTGTAGAGGAGAACGGGCTTGGCCTCAGTGACCAGCAA